TATGGATTGGAGAAATTATCAGTTCTGGAGAAAGAACCTACCAAGATTGGACAAAGAGACAACAGAGTTTGACTTACTTGTTCAAAGAACAAAGCAACGAATTACTCTCGAACAACGAATTAGAGAATCTATTCAGTTGCTCGAAAGGTCATCCAGTAATCTTAAAAAGATTTCTTGGTGGAGACATAAGTCTTGAAACTTTTGTAATCTATGATAGAATATTCTCATTCAGAAAGAAGTTTGATAAGAAACTGAAAGATCCTGTATGGGAAACCGTAAGTTTAAAACTCCAAAAATATTCTCCCTTTCTAAATATTGATGTGTTCAAATTCAAAAAGATTTTAAGGGACCTTGTAAATGAGTGACTTTTTTGATTCTGAAATCATTCAGGAAGAACTGAGTGAAATTAATGAAATGCAGGAAAAAATCTACGAGAGTTTTATTACTTTTGGTAGAATGTCCCGTGAACAAAAACTTGAACACGTTGAAATACTTACAACCTTGCTTGAAAAACAGCAAGTGATGTATACTAGACTATCTCTTTCTGATGACCCAAAGGCCATCGAGATGAGAGATAATCTACGCAAATCAGTTTCAATGATGGGTTTCCCACCAGAGACTGATATGATGACTTTATTCAGTAGTATGAATGCTACAATCAAATCTCTCAAAGAATATATTGACGACTGAGAGAATTTCTGCTATACTATCTAAGTAAATCCAAAACATCCAAACTAATCTAAGGTAATCTAAATGTCTTTTGCTGATCTTAAAAAGCAATCCAAACTGGGTTCTTTGACACAAAAACTGGTCAAGGAAGTCGAAAAAATGAATAATGCAGGTAGTTCAGGTGATGAACGTCTGTGGAAACTAGAATGTGATAAAGGAGGCAATGGTTATGCCGTTATTCGTTTCCTTCCTGCTCCTGAAGGTGAAGACCTTCCATTCGTCAAACTCTATTCCCATGCCTTCCAAGGTCCTGGTGGATGGTATATTGAGAACTCTCTGACGACTTTGAGTCAGAAAGATCCAATGTCAGAATATAACACGATGCTGTGGAACAACGGCACCGATTCTGGTAAAGATCAAGCACGTAAGCAGAAACGTAAACTGACTTATGTCGCAAACATCTATGTTGTAAAAGATCCTGCTAATCCTTCCAATGAAGGTCAGGTAATGCTTTACAAATTCGGTAAGAAAATCTTTGATAAGATTACTGCCGCAATGCAACCTGAGTTTGAGGACGAGGAAGCAATCGATCCATTTGACTTCTGGCAGGGTGCTAACTTCAAACTGAAGGCAAAGAATGTTGCCGGTTATCGTAACTATGATTCTTCAGAGTTTGCCCGTCAGGATGCACTTCTAGAAGATGACGAAGCAATGGAAGCAATCTGGAAAAAAGAGTATTCTCTCGAAGATTTTGTTGCTCCCGATCAATTCAAGTCTTATGATGATCTGAAGAAGCGTCTTGATTATGTTCTCGGTATCAAAGGAACGACTAAGTTCCAAGACCAAGAATCCGTTCAGGAAGAAGAAGAGTTCCGTCAGCAGAATCGTGCAGAATCAAATCCTGTCCCTCAGTCAATGAAGGAAGAACTTGATAGTTTGTCACCTACTAACACTGATGACGATGATGATACACTCTCATACTTTGCCGCACTCGCAGCCCGCGATTGAGTTAGTATGAGGTTGTGACTTTGGTATTCTCGGTTCTAATCAGTGATTCGTTCACATATTCTGAGGATAAACCATAAGTCATAATCTCTCTCATATCATTTAAAAATTGTTGTAAATATCCTTGCTTTAGTAAATAAATCGAGGATTTTTTATTGTTTTTAATTGTTTCATATTCCCAGTTTGTAACACCTCTTACAGGATTGGGTATAATCAAGTGTTCAACATTAACATCAAAAGATGATAATGAATCATTAGTGTAATTAATTCCATCATCATAATATGATATGGTAAAGTCTTCATCAACAACTTTACCTGCCGGAAGAATTAATCTACCATTAGAATCTTTGACTTCCTTTGTTTCATAATAATTAATATTAGATAAGTTCTCTACACCATACTTATTTTCTGCATACTTATATAATTGGTAATTAGATAAAGGCCATTCATCTCTTACATTAATAATACCTGCAGTCATTAAGACTACCCAATCAAGAGTAGCACTTCCATAAAACTCTTCTGCAACTGTATCAGGTCTGGCACCTTCTGGAATTTCATACTTATTAAAAAGTGTGAAAACATTTTGTAAATCATCACGCAACTTATTTCTTCTGAATAAGTTTTTGACTCTTAAGTAATCTTGTGATGAAATTGCATCAGACAAAAATGACTGATATTGTACATCTGGTAGTTCTCTGAAATAACCCATTTTAGTATCCTACTCCTGGTTCTGCTCCGTAATCTGCATCATAAATTGGTTCGAGTTCCTTAAATCCAAGTTCTAAGATCATAGAGACTGGAGTGGAATCATCATAAACCGCATAAGTTCCCTCACCCGTGTAATTCACAGACATATCGGTTAAAACACACTGCTTAAAACTATGTAAGAATGGATGAGAACTCGCACCTCTTTTATAAGTCAACTCAAAAACATTTGGAGTTCCTAAGAAATTTCCATCAATAGATCCACCCACTTTTGCCGCCATATTTCTTTTAAATGTATTAATTATAAGTCCAACCTGTTGTGCTTCTTTTGGTCCTCTTGGAGTAAATTTAAAAGAGAACTTAAATGATCTTAAAGTAACACCATTAAATAACAGTTCTACATTTTGATTTAAAATTTCACCATTAGTTCTTGCAAAAACAGCATCTCTAGTTAATGAACCACTAAGAGGAATATTTGCCGCTTGTGTCTGCAAATCCGTTATAATTGCTTTCGAAAATGCAGAAGTATTCACAACACCTTTAATTGCTTTATTTACCTCGGTGGTTATTGCTGCCAGAGCTTCTGTAGTCCCCTTACTAAAATCAATAGTTGTTAAAGTTTTAACACTTTTAAAAACATCTGCGGTTACACCGTCAAGATTTCCAGAAGCAAAACTTACAGAATTTCCATCCTGAATATTTGATGGCATTGGAAGAAGTATAGATCCTTGTCCAGATATAAGTTTTGTTTTTGCAGTAGAGTTGAGGCCAGGTTTAAATCTTCCCTTGTCATCAATATCATTAAAAGGTCCTCTACCAGATGTAGATTCTCTTCCAGTGCTCTGTTGATTAATTCTTCTTTGTGATCCATTTGATGTTAAACCACCAGACAATGTTGCTACAGAATCATATTTTCTAATATCAATTTGTAAATAGTCTGTTTCATCGGTTAATGCCTCATATGGATATCTTAGAATTTCTCCTGTAATTCTTGGATTTGGAGGTGGTGCGTCTAAAAGAGATTCTCCTCTTCTTACTACTGGACTCAAAGTGTCCCAAGAAACAACTCTTCCACTATTTGGTCGACCCAACTGCAGAATCCAATTATTACCATCATAAACATACCATTTTTTAGTTTGTGGATTTTGTGTGACATCTCCCGATTTTCCCTTTGCCTTTGGTGCCGCCATATATATTTCTCTCTTTTTTACAACTATTTAGAACGAACTTTAGCAAAACCGAGTTCTATCACATCAGACATTTCTTCTGGATAGATTTCGTATATTTTTATAATTTTAAGTATTTAAAAACTTAGCATAAGGAATTTCTCTCAGGTCGGCAATTTCACCTGCATATACTTCATACAATTGACCAACAACTCTATCAATCCTATACACTCTTTGTGAGGGAAAGTGAAAATTAGTTCCATTGAAATATATATTTCCATTTTTAGATTGGGATATATTCTCACAATAAATTAATGGATGTTGATCATATCTTATATTTGGAGTTTCGGCAATGTAAATATAAGTATAAAATTTTCCAGGAATTGGAACAGGAGTTACAGAATCTTTAACTGCTTCTAATATTTCTAGCATTAAATCATCAGGTGTTTCAGTTCCGATTAAATCTCCAACAATATTTCTTACACGATTATCATCATCCTCTGTTGGTCTATTTGGATTTTTTAGAACTCCATCATCATAAACATTAGAACCTACTTTTACATTTGGATCACTACTTGTAGTTACTTCACCAGTTTGAGAAACATAATAATATGATCTTCCTGTTCTTCCACCCCTTTTGATCGTTCTTGCCATTACTTAATTCCTAAATGATGTTCCGTGAGTACCCTAAACTCATAACCATGATCTAAACACCATTCTTTGGCAGCATTCCATTTTGCCTGATTTTTAGCATACTCAACGACTTCATAGATATAACCTTTCGTCTTTCTTTGTTTGACTTTAGGTTCGATACACTGTTTAAATGGTTTGATTTCAATAA